CTAGAACTAAAGATATGGAAATGAGTCCGGAATACATCGACCTGGCTCTTGCAATTCAAAAAGTATATGAAAGAGTTTTTAGACATATAGTTTCTACAGCTTGGAATGCAACGTATGGAGTTAAACAGCTGTGTTTAGGTGGAGGTTGCGCTTATAATGGAGTTGCAAATACATTGGCGTACGAATACTTTGATTCAGTTTGGATTCCATTTTCTCCGTCAGATTCTGGTTCTGCAATCGGCGCATGCCTTGCTACTAATGAAAAGATGGTAGAAGTTACTCCATATCTTGGACCTAATTATGACAACGCAGATTTATATCCAGATTTAATTCAATTTTATGATAGAATCAGCTGGAAACATTTGGAAGAACATGAAACGATAGAATATGCGGCTGATGCAATTAATGGTGGTGCAGTAATTGGCTGGTTTCAAGGAGCTATGGAATTTGGAGCACGTGCTCTGGGAAATAGATCTATCTTGGCCTCTCCACTGGGATCGACCACGAAAGATCGCTTAAATAAAGTTATTAAAAAGAGAGAAGGCTTTAGACCATTTGCACCAAGTTGTGTTGCTGAAGATGCAAATAAATTCTTTAACTTGAAAGAAGCTGTTCCATATATGAATCAGATTACCACAGTGAGAGATGAGAATATGCCCGCAATTACTCATATTGATGGCACTGCTAGAGTTCAAACGGTGACGCAATTTCAAAATGATAAATATTATAAGTTATTGAAAAAGCTTGGAGAACTTTCAGGTTACCCAATTTGCTTAAATACATCGTTTAATTTCAAAGACCAAACAATAACAATGACACCATATCAAGCGATTGAAAGATTTTTAGATTGTGATATGGATGCATTGATTATTAACAACACATATATAACAAAGAAATGATTAAGAAACTAATTGAATTTATTAAGGTAAAATTAGCAGAACGTAGAAAAAAGGCTGCGTTTAAAAAGGCCTTAGACAAATACAAACAACAAGATCCTTTTAATTATAAGAATTTCTAACATGATATTACTAGATTCAACCATATTTTTATTTAAAGATGCTATTAATCCAAAGGCTAGCTTATTAACAGAAATTGACTCGTATTTTGGAGATAGTCAAATTGAAGATAGACCAGTTGATGTGGAATTGTCTGAAAGTACAATTAATAGAATAAATTTATTTTTGCAAAAAGAACTTCAACCGGCTGTTCACGATTATCTTTTAGAATTTAAACATAAAGATCGCCCAGATTTGCAAAAGGCTTCTTATTTCTTTTTCACAGATCATGATGAAGTGGAAAGATCTAAAGGTAAAATTTATAGGAACGTTCTTAGAACTTCTGATGCACATCAATTAAAAATTTCATGGGCTGGCGCTAGTATGGTTCATAGAGCAAACATGCTATACGCTGGAAATTCTGCAAAATGGATCGGTAATTTAGGTAATTTAGCAGTTTTTATTGGTGTTAGCAATGAATGGGAACATGAATGCAAGATTCATTTTCCAATTCAGCAAGTTTCTGTAAAACTTAAAAGAGGAGATGTTCTAATAGCTCCTTCAGGATACACACATCCATTTGTAGTCAATAATGTTATTAATGGCGTATTTAAATTTGTAGAAGCTTTATAATTATGGCTAGAGGAAAACTATATTCTTATGGGTGTTCATTTAGTACTAGACAGTTGGTTCCTAGAGAAAAATCATGGGTTTATTTAACTGCCAAACATTATGATGTTAAGTATGAAGCATGGGGCGTTGGCGGTAGTGAATACCACGAAGCATATCACAAGCTTCTTTTTTCAATGAAACAATTTAAAAAAGGAGATTTAATCATATTTCAATTCACTGATCATAATAGAATAGGACTTAATTTCGAAAACAGATATTTCACAACAGCATCATTACCTAATAATGAGGGAATTAAATTAAGTAGTAAGATAAATTATCATAATGATGTTTTAAATATAAATAGAGATTTCGAAGATTACACATCATTGTATGAATTTGCAAACACATGGTCGATTGGGCAAATATTCTATCATTATTGGATGGTGTGGAATCTATTAGAATACCTAAAAGAAACTGTAGGAATAGATTTTATCTTACTGTTTTTAGATCAAACATGGACGAATGTAATTCCACCAGAGCATTACAAAAACATTCCTTATTTTCCATGCAAAAATCCACAAGAAACTCCTACATATAAATTAAAAGATCCTTGTAGAAATGTATCTTTAGGTTATTTTTGTTGGGATCAGAGATTAGCAATTGGACTCGATGAAAGTTATAGTCATGATCCAATCTGGCATCCAAACGATGGTCATCCTGGCGATGATGGCAATAGAGAGATTTCAAGATTAATTATTAAACACATAAATGAGAAATGGGATGAAACTAACCCATGGCACAAGATATAAATTTGAACAAGATTTAAGAAATGAAAACTATTTGGGTCTTAGAAAACATTAGAAAAGATTACGACTTCTATCAACGTTTTAATATATTAAATTTGATAGCGTCCGTTTCACTTTGGAGAAAGTATCATCCTGAGGATCATACTATTTTGTACTGTGATATGCCAACATATCTACTTTTAAATTACTTGGAAGTATTAGATTTATGGCATGATGTAAATACTGACGTTTTAGAACAAGATTCTAAAATCGATAAAACAGTATTCTGGGCTGGTTCAAAACTTGAAGTGTTACAAACTTTAGAGGAACCAGTTACAATAGTTGACAATGATTGGTTAGCCTTTCAGTCGATGGACGAAGTTAGAACAAAATCACCGTTAGTTTATTCACATGATGAAAATGGTGTTGATTACTATTTGGCGGATCATGAATGGTACCTAACAGAATTGAAAAAAACACCAATTGTTAAGGAATTGTTTCCAACAACACAGGAAGCAATCAACGTTTGCTTCTTAACGTTCAACGATGTTGAATTATTAAAGAAATATTCAAACATGTCAGTTCAATTAATGGAAGAATGGACTGAAATGAAAATCAGAGATAATCGTCTAATCATATACGCAGAGCAAAAATTACTAAAACAATTAGTAAACAAATATAAAATAGAATCTTCTCCATTAATCAAAGAATCCTGGCTGTGTAAAAACGACGGATGGTGCAGCGATATCAACGAAAAAGGAGAGTGGAGCCAAGAAGATACTTGGAGAATATTTAAACACTACGGTCCAACTAAACGAAAGTTTAAGGACAATGAAGAGGGTTATAGCTACGAAAAAGAAATAAGATTCTTATACAATTGCATCGGCGCCGGCAAAATGGTAGATGTTGAAAAATTAAAAGTTAACTTAAAGAAAGCAGTTCAAAATGTTTAAACAAACAAAATACGATAACCTTAAATTCTGGGTTTCAGAACAATTAGGTTTTGATAATTGGCCAAAGCCAGAAAAACCATATAAGAATGAAGGTAGACCTTTGGCTGCAGTATATCAAACATGGTCGACTGAGGCTTATTTGCCTTATATCTACTATTCATTAATGTCACAACTATTGTACACTGACGTAGAAGAAAAGGCAGACATTTATCTTTTTGTAGATGAAGAAAGATATGATTTTACAGTTCATTTATTTAGAGACATGTTAGATCCAAGCTGTATTATTAAATTGTCTAGAATGATGGCAGTTAAATATATGGTTACATGTCATCCTATTTTACATAAATATAAAGCAGTTGCTGTTGTAGATTCAGATATGTTCTTTTATGCTGACACTAAAATTCATTTTTATGCAGCTTTAGAAAAGAGATATGAAACTAATGATGACATTTTATTAATTGATTCAGGCGTTCCATCAACTCAAGTATTCTGGTCAAGACATCATGATTTAAATAAGAATGTTCCAAAGGAAGATTACTTAGATTATTTTGTAAGAGAAACGAGAATTGATAAAAATGAATTAGAAAATTGGATCGATAATACTGAATGGCTAGTTAGCTGTATTTTCTGTTACAATCCAAAAACATACATCAATCCTAAGTATTATCAATATGCAATCACATGTGCGTATAATGAATTCTATTGCGATGAAACGGTTTGGATGGTATGGGCTAAAGCTAGACAAGTACCTATCAAATCAATTCGTCACGAAATGCAGGATACTGTTAGAATTTGGTTGGATTTCATGGGTATGGATTTAGCACCATATTTAAGACATAGAAAAGGAGAAACTGAAATGTATCTTTCGCTAGTACATCCTCTTTCTGGTCCAGGTAGAATAAATCCTACTTGTTTAGAATTATTAAGAATGATTGAATCACAATTTAGAGAAAAGTATCCTCAATAATGGAAGAGAAAAAACGCAGATATGATAATGACAAGTTTTGGGTTGCAGAAGAAATAGGATTCTTCGGATGGCCAAAACCAGAACAACCAATTGCAAATACTGGTGATAAGAAAATTGCAGCCGTATATCAAACATGGTCGACAGAGGCGTATTTACCCTATATGTACCATTCACTCCTATCTCAAATTCTATATACGGACATTTTAGATAAAGCTGACATTTATATCTATGTCGAAGAACACTTTCACGAATATACAGTACATCAATTTAGTGGTCTTATAGATCCTTCTGCGATTATTAAAGTTCCAAAGTGGAACGCTGTTAAATATCAAGTTACTTCAGATGAGAGATTAAAGGACTATGAAATTGTAGTTGTTTCTGATTCTGACATGTTCTATTTTACTGAACAACCTAGTAAATTATATCAGAAGATTGAAGACTATTATCGTTTTGGTAATGGAATTCTATTAGTTAAAGATGATGGCAAACAGGCCGATGAAACTTTCTGGTCTAGACATCTTTACTTAAATAATGGAATTCCAAAGAAAGGTCAATACTTAAATTTTTTCGACAAGCAATTAGGTTTAACTCCAGAATTTTTAAAGGATTGGTTAGATAACAACAATTGGTACGTTAGTCCATTTTTTGCGTATAGACCTAAAGATTTCGTAAATGAAGAGTATAAACAATATGCTCAAGCATGCGCAGACAACTCGTTCTATTGTGATGAAACAGTTTGGATCATGTGGGCGTTGGCAAATAAGATCGATATCGTAGGTGTTCAAGATGCGATTGATCTGGTAGATGTAGTGTTAGAATTTCCAGGAGATACCTTCATGGAATTTAGAGGAAGTAGAATGATTAGTAATTCTCTTTCATTAGTGCATCCGCTTGCAATTCCAAATCAGGTTAATCCAACTTGTGTTGAATTAATAAATCACATTAAGAAAGAGTACAGAAAAAAAGCAAAGGGAGACAACTTATTAGAGCTAACAGTTTCTAGAAGTTGGAGAGCTTTTGGCAAACAACAATTTGTAGCTATATGCGAATTAGTCGATAAGATAGGATTTAAATATGATTTAGACTTCCATATCAATATTAATGAAATAGAAGGTGAAGATAACTTTGATCAGGATTTAGTTGATAGAGCTACATCTTACGCTAGAATCAATGGTCACTCTTTAACAATTTATCGAGATGAATTCTATAAGGAATATGCTAGATCTAAAAATTTATCAGAAGACATCATCGTAAAATTCGGTGAATGGCAATGGATTTACCATTTGTTAATGTATCACAAACTTTATTTCCAAAATAGAGTTAAGTATCTATTAACTTATGATGACGATATTCTATTTAATGATAAACCCATTGGTGAATTAGAACATCTATTAACATATCAAATTCCGTTCGCATGTGCAGATCAATTTGCAGATTCAGATAAGTGTATGATGGGTAAATTATGTGTTCATTTTGGCGCTTACATTAATGATGAATATTACGCAAATACTTCATGTTTACAAGCAACTAATTCTGGATTTATGGGACTTGATAACACTATGTTTGAAAAGTTCACAAATAACGATCAATTTGCTGAAATGGTGAAGATGTTTGAATTTAGAAAATGGGACCACAAGACCATGACCGGAGAAGGTTATGATTCTTATAAAATTCTTTTACAAGAGCAATCATTTCTAGGAATCTTAAATAGAGCTTTCAGTAATAGAACTCACCGTGTTCTAGACGAAAAAGACGGTTATATTATTTCATCTGATTTAGAACAAATTAGAAAGTCTAAGATAGAACACTATGTTAGCGTTGCAAAATACACAGATGAATATGTTAACAAGTTGAACGCAAGATACGAAAAATATTTTGAAATTACTAGTGAATATTGTTGAAACTAATTTAAACTATCCAGTATAACTTTAGAATTTAATACTAAAAAAACAATATTATGAACTTTGTAGATGCTTTACGTCAAGAGGACCAACTAACTGAAAATGGAATGGCAACCAATTCAACATCGTTGAACGCATGCGTTGATTTATTCTTTAATATTGGAGCAATGAGAGGCCAAGATAAACAGCGCCTAATTGCAACTTTCTCTAAAGCGTTTAACGAAGATCCTAAGCGTGCAATGAAGCTTTTATTCTGGGCACGTGATGTTAGAGGTGGTGCTGGAGAACGTCAAGTTTTCAAAGACATTTTAGTCTATTTGGCTGAAAACCACGATTTAGCCTTAAAACCAAACTTACATTTAATCGCAGAATATGGTCGTTTTGACGACTTGTTGGTTCTTGTTGGAACTTACATGGAGAAAGACGCCTTAAAGGTTATTGCTGAAGCAATCAAAGCTGGAAACGGTCTATGTGCTAAGTGGATGCCACGTAAAGGTAAAGTAGCCGAAACGTTACGTGCCTTTATGAATATGTCTCCAAAGCAATATCGTAAAACTTTAGTAACATTGACAAATGTTGTTGAAACTAAAATGTGTGCTAAGGAATGGGATTCTATTGAATTTGGTAAGATTCCTTCAGTAGCTTCAGCACGTTATCAAAAGGCATTTGGAAGAAATGCATACGAAAGCTATTCAGCTTATATCCAATCTTTAGTGAAAGGAGAGGCTAAAATTAACGCAGGCGCAGTTTACCCTTATGATGTTACAAAATCATTGGGTCATGGTAATGCAACTGTTGCAAATGAGCAATGGAAAGCTCTTCCAAATTATATGGAAGGTGCAAATGATATGATTTTACCAGTAGTGGACGTTTCAGGTTCTATGTCAACTTCAGCAGGTGGCAATAAAACTGTAACATGTATGGATGTTGCGGTCTCATTGGGTCTTTATATTTCTGAAAGAAATGAAGGTCCATTCAAAGATGCTTTCATCACATTCTCAAGTAATCCACAACTTCAAGTATTAAGTGGTTCATTGAAAGATCGCTACGCACAGATGATAAGCTCCGACTGGGGTATGTCAACAAATCTCGAGGCGACCTTCAAGCTGATTTTAAATCAGGCCACTAAGCATAATTTATCTGAAGCAGAAATGCCAAATAAAATTCTTATCTTATCAGACATGGAATTCAATCAAGCAACCGGAGGTGGTGGTTGGAGAAATGAAGGTGGAAAATGGAATCCAACTGCTCAACAAATGATTGAAAAAATGTATGCAGATGCAGGTTACAAAGTGCCTCAAATTGTGTACTGGAACATTCAATCTAGAAACGGTGGAGTACCCGTAGCGTTTGATAAAGCAGGAACTGCATTAGTGTCAGGATTCTCTCCAGCAATTATGACAAGTTTACTTGGAGGAGATATTGAGTCTCCTCAACAAATCATGGATAAAACAATCTTGAGCGAAAGATACGCTCCAATTGTTTAATATATAAAAGAAATTGGTTCCGTACAGCAAACCATAAAACCTATATCAGATAATTACGGAAAAATGGAACCAGGTGGATCGATACAGCAAAAAGTATCTAAAACTACTATGACAGCGTTGGGAACCAGTGCGGAGTCGCAAGACGTTGAAACACCCCGACAAGACCCGGAGAGCAGTGCCCTGGTTGAAAACTACAAGCACGCCGTCAACTTCTCATTGTAGACGAAGAAGCCCGAAAGCCAGCTGAAGTATAGTAGGCCGCTTAAGCAGAAGTCGAAGACGCAAAAAGAGATATAGCTGCCGAGCTGAAGAGTACGAACACGATCCCGTTAACTAATTAATCCTGAAAAACTTTGAAAAAAGTTGCTTCAGGATTTTTTTATGTCGTGGGAATTGGTTATATTTACCTATAACAAATTAATAAAGAACAATGGAAAAATTAACTTACATCAAAACATCTGAAGCGATTGAAGGTTATGCAGAATCTTTAGTTGCTAAACGTGAAAAGAATGATTGTGTTGTTAGAGCTCTTGCATCAGCTATGGAAATACCATACGAACAAGCTCATAGTTTTGTTGCTCGTACCTTCACGAGAAAACCTGGTCGTGGCGTAAGAACTTTTCCATTAGTTGATTGGTTATCTAGTAATTTTGAAATCTTAGGAGATAAGGCAAATGAGTATAGTAAATATAAATCACCTTGTACTTATGATGCTAAAGGTAAACGTTACAGATTAAGTGTTGGTAAGTTTGCAAAATTAAATCCTAAAGGAACCTATTTCATGCTAGTTCAAGGTCATGCATTTACAATTAAAAATGGCTGTGTAATCGGAAATCAAGCAGATGCTATGAAACCAAGAACCATTGTTCATTATGCATTTAAAGTAAAATAGTTATGGCAAAGAAGAAAAAACCAAAGAATCCAGATATTGACGGTTATTCCGAACGTCATTTAGCGGCCTTAATTCGTAGAAACATGATGCAAAAGAATCATGGAGACAATTCAAAGTATAATAGAAAAGATAAATCCTGGAAGAAAGATCTAGATAAAAACGAAGACAATGATTAACAATTTAGAATTAATAAGACCTTTACTTAACTTCGAAAAGAAGGGAGACTTTTACATGCTGTACGTTTTTAAGCGTAAGAAAGATCAGCCTGAAGGAGAACGAGACAATCACCAATCAGTAAGAACTATTAAGACTTATTGTATTGAGAGCATAGACCATCTAGAACGTAGATATGATGAGATCATGCAGCTTTGTGAAATGTTTAAAGCACGTGCTTATATTCATGTTCAGAAGCAGAATCATTTTGATGTTTCGCTAAACATGATGGTTACTCTAGCTCAAAGAATTCAGGATGGAAACAACAATCAAAAAGGCTTATTCGATTCTGTTGTTGGGCAAATCAAAACTCAAGAAAAGAGATGGATCATTGATGTTGATGACATAAAGGAGGCGAGTCCATTAATGATGGCTTATATCGATCATAAATGTAAACCATACGGTCCAAAAATTGAAGCTATCATTCCAACTAAAAGCGGTCATCACCTTATCACTAAGAAGTTTGATGTGATGAAGTTTAAAGAGAAGTATCCTGATTTGGACATTCAGAAAAAGAATCCAACTTTGTTATATTATCCAGATTCTTTGGATTGTTAATAACTTTTGAAAATAATTGCCTCGAGATTTTTTATTGTCGAAACAATTAGTTATATTTACCTATAATTAAAAAATAAACAGATGATAACATTAAACTTAGCTTATCCAGAGAATTCAAATATTGGTTTTAAAATCAGTCAATTTCCAGATGGACAGCAAACAGTAGACTTAACAGATACTGAATCATTAGAAAGATATAGTGATGCTGTAAAAATTGTAACTCGCTTAAATTCATTCAGAGATGTTGAATTATTGATTTGCGCAGTTGCCGCAATCAGAAACATTAAGCCCAATCGCGAAATTGTATTGTATGCTCCATATTTCTTAGGTTCTCGTTCAGATCGTAAATTTCAAGAAGGTGGTGTTAATTACTTAAAGCAAGTAATTTGTCCAATTATCAATTCATTGAATTTTACAGCTGTTGTTGTGTTAGACCCGCATTCAGATGTATTGGAAGCTTGCTTAAATAATTATGAGAAAATTGACAATCACATGATTGTTAAGTACGCTTTAATGGATATTGACCCATTAGCGGATGTAGATAATTTTTGCTTAGTAAGCCCAGATGCTGGCGCTTATAAGAAAATCTTTGATGTTGCTAAGAAATTTGGCATTGAAAAGATAATCACAGCTAATAAAGTTCGTGATATGAAGACAGGTAATATTCTAAGAACTGAAATTCCCGTGTTAGACCAACATAAAGATTTGAAATACGTTATCGTTGATGATATTTGTGATGGTGGTAGAACTTTCGTCGAGTTAGCAAAAGCTATTAAAGATGGTCGTCCAACTGCTAAAATTTATTTAGTAGTGACACATGGAATCTTTAGTGCAGGCTTCGATACTCTTGACGCAATGTTTGACGGTGTATTTTGCACTAATTCTTATGAAGATATTACATCTAAGGAGTACGGTGACAGAGCTTCTACTACAAATAGCAAGGGGTCAAGTATAACCAAACCAAATTTAGTAAAACAATTTAATGTATTTTAATATGAGCAAGAAAGAAACAATCGAAGTAGTAGTACTTGAACATGACGTAATCTTAGGTTCAAAGTATGTTTTGAAAGAAGTAAAAGTAGAAGAATCTGACGTTAAAAACGAAGAGGAGGAATAATGTATCAAGAAATCGAAGGCGACTTAATTCAATTAGCCAAAGAAGGTAAGTTTGACGTAATCACACACGGTTGTAATTGCATGTGTCAAATGGGAGCTGGAATAGCACCTCAAATGGCAAAAGCCTTTGGAGTTGACCAATACAGTCTTGAATCTTTTACTCGTAAAGGAGACATAAATAAATTGGGACAGATTGAGTGGTTCATTGAACGAGAAGGTCCTATTCCTTTTGTTGTTAATTCATATACTCAGTTTAATTATGGTAGAAACCATAAGGATGGAGACGCTAAGCCAATTGATTACGAGGCCTTAACAATGTGTATGCGTAAAATTAATTATAGATTTAAAGGTAAACACATTGGCTTACCAAAGATTGGAGCTGGATTAGCTGGAGGAGATTGGAACCAAATTAAGCAGATTATTCAAACAGAATTAAAAGACATGAAAGTGTCAGTAGTAATTTATAAACCATAAAGAATGAAAAGATTTAAAGATATTTTAGCACCTGCTTATCTTGGATTTGCTCTTAGCGCATTTGCAAAATTAACAATTACAGATTGGCAGTTTTGGGCAATCTTAATTCCATTTTATTTGCTTGTTAAAATAACAGGATTTAATCAAGACAACAAATAATGAGTCAGAACGAATTACACTTTGGTAAGTTACGCAAGATCGAACTATCAGAAAATTGGAACATAGAAGATTGGTGCAAAGAAAAATGCCAAATGAAAGGCATCACTGAAATTTCATCTTATAATGATTCATGGGAAGAACAATTTAGAGATCATTTCCATGATGAATATTTTATAACGGATGGCGAAATATGGGAAGTCTTCGACCACATTGAAGGTGAAGACGGATATGCAGACATTATGATTCCTAATGAAGATGGAACTATTACGTTCTTTATGGAATTTTATAATGGAGGTACGTGCCTATCTGAAATGATTGAAGAAGGTCTTGAACGTTTAAAAAAAGAAAATGGCAAATTATAAAGTAAAATGTAGAATTGACGGTGATGTTACTGTAGAGTATATTCAATGTCGTGAAATGACCATAAAAGATGGTGCATATTGTTTTTGGGAAGGTGAGTATGGAGACACTAATAAACTTATTAGCGCCTATCCTGTAATGTTCACAATCGTAACAAATGTAGAAGATGGCCCACGCTAAATTACATATCATTTGTGGAAATTGTGGTCAGAATGACATGTTTGACTATGAGATAGTTGAAGAAATAGACGATGACACAAATGAACCATATCAAAGAGTTTATATTGGTTGTAATAACTGTCATACACTGCATGATTTAGAAGATAACGCAAAACCAAGAGAATGAGAACTTGTATTAGGTGCCATGAAAAGAATATCTTTGACAATCGAAGAATTTGTTCTGGTTGTATGAAAGAATGGACTACAATGAGAGGAGATGCATATATCGCTCTTGAATCTAAGCACGGTAAAATGAATCCAGATAATCATGCAATCTTTATTAAAGAAATGAAAAGATTAGAAAAGATTTGGAAGAAAGATAAGGATTTATTTAGAGTTGAACTTTTAAAAATTTAAAAAAATGACAATTAAAGAAAAGATAAATGCAGATTTTTTAACTGCAATGAAAGCAAAAGACTTAGATGCTAAAGCGGCTCTAAGCGGTATTAAATCAGTAATTACGGTGGCTGAAAAAGCTAATGGTAACGCTGAAATTTCAGACACTGAAGTCTTGAAATTAATTACAAAGGCAATTAAGCAACGTGAAGAATCAATTGCAATGTATGAAAGAGGTGGCAGACCAGAATTGGCACATAAAGAGGCTGCAGAAGCATGCGTTCTTCGAAATTATATGCCAGCCCAAATGAGCGAGCAAGAGATTACATTAGCACTTAAAGAAATTCTACAGGATTTTTCAGTGACTATTAAAAATCCACAAGCTCTTGTTGGTAAAACTATTGGAGAATTCAATAAGCAATATCAAGGCCGTGCAGATATTGGAACTGTAAAAATGTTAGTTAATCAATTAATAGAATTATAAGAATATGAAATTAGGAGAATTTATTAAGAACTTCAGTCACAATAACATTATTAGATTAGTTCACAAAAATAAAGGTGGACATAAATTAGTATTAGGTGATTGGAATGATGTGTCAATGGACCACCAAATTTTAAATGGTAAAGGTAAGAACAGACATTATATCGATAACGAAGTGTTAGGACTTGCCGGCATTTCTTTTCTACCAGGACAAGGACAACATTATCCCGAAGCAATTAACATTGTGATTGAAGAATTAGAAAATCAACCTTTTATCGAGGAGGTGGAAGTTGATAATCAGCGTGAATCGATTCATGAATTAAGCAATTAATAGAATTATAATGAAACTATATAATCAACTTATACTCAATACTGAGCCAACAAAAAATAATCGACGTTATCCGATTGAAGTTCTTGAAACAATCAAGAATCAAATTAATTCAGATGTTAATAAAAACATAGGAACTATTGGTTTTCCAGAAGGTTTAGAAATTTCATTGTCCGAATCAGCATTCACTTATTCTAATGCATATATTTCTAACGATGTATTGTATTGTGATATTGAACTGATTAATACACCTAAGGGTGTTGAATTACGAAGAATGATAGATGAAAACACAGATGTTCGTTTTAGACCAGGAGGTCAAGCAACACTAAAAGGTGAAATGCCGGTCGAAACCCATAATTTATTAGGAATTCCTGCACATGTTTCAGAAGATTATAAGCTAATTACGATTGCAGCTATTAACGCTGAAGAAGATGCAATAAATTTTTAAAAATAATTGAAAAAACGTTTTCACATGTCAGAAATTAGTTGTATATTTACCTAGATTTAAAAACAAACAGATATGAATCCATTACTTTTAACAGACGGCTACAAAACAGGCCATCACCAACAGTACCCAAAGGGAACTACATTAGTCTATTCTAACTTTACTCCTCGTAGTAATAAATATGCACCTAAAGGATGTGACCAGGTTGTCTCTTTTGGTCAACAGATGGTAATGCAACAAATTCATGAAGCCTTTCAAAAAGATTTCTTTAGCAAACCTAAAGATGAAGTTTGTGGTGAAATGAAACGCGAGTTGTCAATGTATTTAAACACTGATTACGATGTTAGTCACTTTGAAGCTTTACATGATTTGGGTTATTTACCAATTGCAGTTAAAGCACTTCCAGAAGGTACTCTAGTCCCTATCAAGGTCCCTGTTTTGACAATTTACAATACTCACCCAGATTTCTTTTGGATAACTAACTACTTAGAGACAATCATCTCTAACTTGTTATGGAAACCAATGACTTCTGCGACAATTGCGCACCAATATCGTAAGGTATTAACTAAGTGGCAAGAAAAGACGGATGCGGAAAGAAGCTGGTTTATTGATTGGCAAGGACATGACTTCTCGATGAGAGGTATGGATTCAGTTGATGCTGTAATCTCTTCAGGTCTTGGTCACTTAACAAGTTTCTCAGGTTCAGATAGCTTACCGGCAATCTTTGGAGCACGTAAATATTACAATGAAACTGAATTCGTAGCTGGTTCTGTGAATGCTACTGAACACTCAGTAATGTGTGCTGGAACTAAGGACGATGAAGTTGGTACATTCCGAAATTTGATGAAAACATATCCAACTGGAATTCTTTCAATCGTATCAGATACATGGGACTTATGGAAAGTTTGTACCGAACATGTAGTTACTTTGAAAGAAGAGATTTTAGCAAGAGATGGTAAAGTAGTTATTCGTCCTGACTCTGGAGATCCTGTAGATATTATTTGTGGACTACAAACACCATTGAGTGAATATGGTTTAAAAGACGCAAAATACAAAGGAGTTATTGAATTATTATGGGATGTATTTGGTGGAACTATCAACGAACAAGGTTATAAAGTTCTTGACCCTCATATTGGAGCAATCTATGGAGATTCTATCACAATTGAAAGAGCTGACGAAATCTGTAGACGTTTAGAAGCAAAAGGATTTGCAAGTACAAATATTGTATTAGGCGTTGGAAGTTTCACATATCAATATAACACCCGAGATACTTTTGGTTTTGCAATGAAAGCTACTTACGTTGAAGTTAAACGCTGGGATGTTGCAACTGAAAGACTTAATCAAGCTTTTAATAAAAATGCAAATCCAGAATGGATTGAAGGTCGTGAGATCTTTAAAGATCCAATCACTGATGATGGTACTAAAAAATCTGCAACTGGATTGTTACATGTTACTAAAAGTAATGAAAATGGGTATATGTTAGTTGATAAAGTGACTTGGGACAATGAGAAAAATGGTGAATTACAAACTATCTACAAAGATGGTCAATTTGAAAATCAAACAACTTTAACTGAAATTAGAGCTAAATTAAAATAATTCTATGAAAAGCACAGACAACATTAATATGGATGGAATTGAAGTACATTCAGAACTTTTAAAGGTATTGAAAAATTTTAAACAAGGGTCTATTCTTGAATCAAATTACGTTCGATGTAATCATATTATTTCACATGAAATGCAACACAATGAAATTGGTTTAGATGTTAAAGAAATTTCAAAGCGAGAAATGATTCAAAGATTTAGTTCAGAATTAATGGAAAAATACAAAGATTCTTTTGAGGAGAATGAAACTCCTTATGGAACTCAGCTTTCTGTATCAATGTTGGTAATGTCAGCATCCGAGTTGAAGCACGTGGTCGAGTATTGTGTTAGAACAATGCCTCAATCTGCGATCGAAGAAATTAGAAAATAATTGCTAAAAAGTTTTTCCAGGTCGTGGGAATTGGTTATATTTACCTAACAATTAAACAAGATGAAAATAGTAGTAGAAAAAGGACAAAGAGTATTCTTCACCAGCGATACCCATTACAACCACACAAACATTTGCCGTGGTGTTTCAGAATGGGATGGCTCTAGAGGGACACGAGACTTTGACACGTTAAGCCACATGAACTCCGTAATAGTTAATAAGATTAATGAGGTGGTAGATGAGAATGACATCCTAATACACCTGGGTGACTGGAGCTTTGGAGGCTTTGAATCTATCTCTAATTTCAGAAATCAATTGGTATGTAAGAACATACACTTGATCTTGGGTAACCATGACCACCATATTCAGAATAACAAGGAGGACATCCAAGACATTTTCACGTCGGTTCATCAATACTGTTATTTGACTATAGTGGAGCAGGCAAAGTCCAAGGGTGAGCCTGCCATGAAACACCGTTTCATCTTAAGCCACTTCCCGATAGCAAGTTGGCAAGACATGGGTCAAGGAGTAATGCACTTACATGGCCACGTTCACTTACCAAAAGGTCGTAGAGTTGGCCCGGGTAAAATGATGGATGTTGGAGTTGACGGAAATGACTTGGCTCCTATTCCATTGAATGAAGTTCTTGCTATCATGAAGAAGCAACCTATTAAATCAATGTTTCACTTTGACCATCACGAAATTTAAGATTATGAAAAAATTGTATATTGTAAGAGGATTACCAGGTTCTGGAAAATCAACATTTGCTGAAGCGATAGTTGGCTCAGACTTTTTAGTTTGTGAAGCTGACAAATATTTTATGATAGATGGAGAATACAAGTTCGACATGTCTAAAATAAAAGAAGCTCACGAGTGGTGCAGAAACCGCGTTGAAATTATGATGAAAGACTCATTAGTGAATGACCAATTCTATCGAGAAATTGCAGTGTCAAACACCTTTACTCAAGAGTGGGAAATGAAGCCATATTTTGATTTGGCAATGATGTATGGTTATACTGTCTTTACCGTAATTGTAGAGAATAGACATGGCGGAGTAAATCAGCATAACGTGCCAGATGCCACTTTAGGAAATATGCGTAACCGTTTTGAAATAAAATTATAAGATGAAGCTGTATACTGAAAAAGAAGTCGAAGAACTTTTAGAAACGCAAAAAGGCAACTGTTATGTTGCTATACTTTCTGAAACTAAAGATGAAACCATTGCAAGTTTAGCCACAAGCGCGCCAGAACCTGGTCAATGGAAAGAACGTAAAAACAAAACAACTAAAGAATTCGATAATGTAGTAGAAACTTTAGATGAATTGTCAAAGTTTTTAGATGAACGTGTTACTGATTTATATCAGGTTCAGGGAGGAATGCAAGCTCGTCACTGCTATATTTTTTATCGTAGTAAAGTTTGGGAAGCCATGTTTAAGATTAGAGACATCTTACGTAGCTAAGATAACAGTATAACAGTATACGATGTATAAAAATTTTACATACGAAGATATTAAAGACAAGGTAGAATTAGAACGTCTTGTGGAGGAAGAGGCTCAAAGCATTTGGGCGCAAGAGAAGAATAGAAGAGGTAGATCTTTTGAGGAATTGAAGCAATCAACTCGTCAAGGTAAAATCGCTGAACAGTGGCTTATTGAGAATGAAAATTTTACAAGAGCCACTGTCAAATATCATGATCTTGTAAATCAGCAAGGAGAATTGGTAGAGGTGAAGGCTTTTTCTTATGGAGATCTTTATTCTAAATTTGTGGTAGATAATGTTCAGAAATATAAAATCGCAACATGGAACTATTCTAAATGGTACGTACTGTTTAATTGCATAAATGGTGTCTACTCTCATGTTGGCACAGTTAGATTGAAATAGAATTATGAAATATAAAGTAGATAGGATTGCAGTTCATGCTAAATTTGGTGGAAGATGCGCATATTGTGGTAAAGAAATTACAATAAAGCAGATGCAAGTTGACCATATTGAACCACATTGGCATACTCTTTCTGAAGCAGATGCAATTCGCTGTAATATAAAGAAAGGTTCTCATGAGATGGAAAATCTAAATCCTAGTTGTGCAAGATGCAATAAGTGGAAGAGTACGTTTTCAATAGAACAATTTAGAAATCAAGTTCAAACTTCAATCGAACGTCTTAGAAGAGACACACCTAATTTTAATTTAGCATTAGATTATGGTCTAATTGAAATACAGCCTAATCCGGTTCAATTCTATTTTGAAAAAATAAACAATTCAAAACTCTAGTGTATAATAAATCCTAGCTAAGTGGACGTAATGAGGGAGGGTGCCCGAGTCCTGTTAAATGGTTGTCTATCCCGTCTAGAACGGTATCCGGTTCGAGTCCGGCCTTAGCGCAAAGAGAGGCAGTTTAAGCTGTAGTTGAGAGGTAGAGTGTATTAATTATTGAAAAAGGGTTCGTAGTAAATAGGCGTCACTCATTGCACTCAACCAGGAACCCCGAAAGACCCAAAGCCTCTCTTTATTTTTTGAAAAAAACTTGCCCAAATATTTTTTTATATCGCGGGAATTGGTTATATTTACAAATATAATTTAAAACAATAGAGATGGAAAATCAAAATTCAGTTTGCTACGTAGCAAAAATTAATGAGATTAAAGCAATTGAAGGCGCAGATGCTATTGAATTAGCAGTTGTGGGCGGATGGAACGCAATCACTAAAAAAGGTGAATATGCGGTAGGAGATAAGGTTGTAATTGCAACTACTGATGCTATAATTCCTGTTAAATTATCAGACGAGATGAACGTCACTAATTACTTACGTAAAGGTCAAAGAGTACGTACTGTAAAATTACGTGGAGTTTATTCTGAATGTTTATTGATTCCATTGAAATATGTTCCATTAAAATCTGTATCTGAAGGACAAGATTTAATGTCAGCGATGAATGTAACTAAGTTCGAACCGCCAGTTAAACAAATTCAATTAGCTTCTGGTAAAAAGATTCGTTACAGTGAAAACCCTAACTTCAAAATCTATTACAAGTTTCCAAACTTGAAAAATGTTGCGGGTATGTTCAATGAAGATAACGCAGTTCAAATCACTCGTAAATTACATGGAACTAACGCTCGTTATGGAATTGTAAAGCGTAAAAAAGTTAGCCTATTAACTAAACTTAAAAAGTTTTTTGGTAACCAATGGGCTGAATATGAATTTGTGGTTGGTTCTCATAACGTTGAAAAGGGTTCTGAATCACAAGGATTCTATGACACTAATGTATGGTATGAAATCGCTGACAAATACAAGATCAAATCTAAGTTATGGGATTTTGTAAAAGAAGTTGGAACTCCTGAAGGAATTGGAGAAGGTTTCTGTATCTATGGAGAAATCTATGGTGCTGGAATTCAAAAGAACTATGAATATGGTTTAAATGAAATTAAGTTCTCTGTCTTTGACGTAACTTTAAATGGAGACTATGTACCAACACAGTGGACTGAAGATTACGCAAGAGAATTGGATTTAGATCATGTTGAAGTTCTTTATGATGGTTTATGGTCTCAAGAGATTCAAGATAGTTTTGTATTCAATAACTTTATTGAAGGCACTAAAGTACCTCATGAAGGAATTGTAATTAAGCATGTGTCTGGTGATAGAAAATTAGTAGCGAAAGTTATTAACCCAGATTATTTGATCTACGGTGAAAAACATGATGTAGGAGATTCTCACTAATGACATACGATAAAGTAATATACAATATTGGTTATAAAGGCCTAAGTTCTGGTGTACTCACGTGGTACCCAGAATCTTGGGACATGACTTTCTCTGAGTTTGCAAAAGAGCTTAGAAAAGAGGAAACTATTCTTGATCTATTTCAATACGCCAAGGATTCCTATGTTCCACCATCTTCTATCATCCTAATAACTAGGATCGAAAATGAAACAGAATACTGGGAATACACTATAAGAATGATAAATGTTAGGGAATATAGAGCTCACTGGGAAAAGACGTATAACAAAACCTGGAAGGAGCCTTCCCGAGAATCTAATATATAAGATATGAAACACGTAAAACTATTTGAAGAATTCATGAACGAGAAGAAAAAGGCATACGATTACGGTTGTGTGATGCTGTATTTTGACTATCCAGAGATGGCAGAATTACATGAGAAGATAGATTCGGAGCATGTATTCAAGGACCCTAACGATCCAACATTTGGATTAGAAACTGAACCACACTGTACTTTATTGTATGGTTTACATGATGATGTAGAAACTGAAGTGGTAGAGAATATCATGAAGAATTATGCATTCGGTAACTGTAGCATTAAAAACGCTTCTCTGTTCGAAAATGAAAAGTTTGACGTTCTTAAATTCGATGTAACTGGAGATAATTTACATGACTGCAACAAGGAATTATGTAAGTTACCACATACCACTAGTTTTCCAGATTATCATCCACACATGACAATTGCGTACTTAACACCGGGTAAAGGTAAAATGTATGCAGACATGTTTAAGGATAAAATGGACACATTGAAACCCAAGTACATAATTTATAGCAAACCCGACGGATCTAAAGATAAAATTGAAATAACCTCTAAATAATTTTATGATAAACCTATCAATTCCAGAAGTTAAAACATTCGTAGATTATGTTAAACAAGAATGTAAAGCCAATGGAATTAAAGTAGAACTGAGACCCACTAAATATGTAAAGTTAAGTGGTAACATTAAGTGCTCGGGTTACTTTGACGATGGCGAAATGAAATTAGTTGTGAGTGCTAAAAATCCACAGGCCCTTGAGATTTTAGCTCATGAATTTGGTCACTTTACACAGTGGATGGAACAGACTGATCTATGGTTAGCATGCGACACGGGTTGTACTAAAGTTGATGAGTGGTTGAGCGGCAAAAGAGTTAATAACATCAAAGAACATTTATCGGTAGTTAGAGATCTAGAGCTTGACAATGAAAAAAGAGCTGTGATGCTAATTAAAAAGTTCAAGTTACCAATAGACATTAAGGAATACACTAGAAAAGCCAATGCGTATGTATTATTCTATAATTGGCTACATCATACAAGAAGATGGTGCACACCTCAGAACACACCATACCGAAATAAAACACTTTTAAAGGCTTGTTCTACTCGTTTCAACATGAAATATGATGAATTAAGTCCAGAAATGATTGAAGTTTTTGAAAAAGCTGGACTTTAATTAAATTTTTTTGAAAATAATTACTAAAAAGTTTTTCCAGGTCGTGGGAATTGGTTATATTTACCTATAACAATTAAACAAGACTTCATGTACTACTCAATTAAAGAAACCCTTAGCAAAGAAGAAAACTTAGAATTAGCTCAAGCGTATTCAGATAAAGCCAAAGCGTATTACGATCAAATCAAAGACTTATTGGAAAAAGCTAATAAGGAATTTCCTGGACGTACGTTCGGTTTGAGTAAGGCTAAATTGGAGAAATTAAAGACTCCTAATGAAGTGGTTGAGCGTTTATATAGCGCTTCACGTTCTTACTACACCACTAAGTCTACTTATGAAACACGTGAACGAATGGCAAAAGAAAAGGAAGAGAAAGAAAAACAAGCTGAAATATTAAAACAACGAGAAGTTGAAAAACAAAACGTAGCTAATGAAGCTATTGCATATTGTTTAGCAAATGGTCGTACTTTTGGAGATGGTCTTTCAATCGAAACCGCAATTCAGATTGCTAACGATATTGCCTTTAACAAAGAGGTAGCAAAAAGAGAAGCTGAAATTGGCGAAGATTTTATCGATTTCAGTGGTCAAAATTGTGAAGATGAATGTGCTGGTTGGAATCCGCAAGATCGTCGTTGTCAGTGTGGTAATCGTCGAGTAAGTTGGAACGATGGAGGTTGGTGCGATTTTAGAAATATGTCTATTTATGCTGAAGCTTATTAATTAATATAAAGAACTGAGAATAAAATTATGAATTGGGAAGAAAGAAAAACAGCTTATACTGCTAAAGCTAAAACGCTGGCTGATGTGCCTAAAGACTTAAAGTACTTTTCAAAGTTTAATACTTTGAAGATGGCAGCGATGGAAAAGATTGAAGCAGACATCAAGTCTGGTAAAATCAATACAGAAGATGCTAGCGAATTACACACAATTCGAGATGCTAAAGGTACTTTTGGTTTCACTGAAAGATATGTAAATGTCCTAATGGAATATGCATATCGTGAAGCTATGGACTATATGCAAAAAGATTATATTGCCAGAACCAAAGAAATGAACGATGCCTTTAATAAAATTGTTGAAGCACTTGATGAAGTTGGTATGGTTCCTGAAAATTGTAACTGTGATTATTAATATAAAACAAATAAAGATGAATACAACAAATGCATTAGGCGCAATCTTAGGTGGTTTAGCCTTATTATTTTTAGCCGCTGCAATTCTAGGCTACCCAACAATGTTACTGTGGAATGATTGTTTAGTTCCTGCAGTGGATGGAATCCATGAGATTGGCTTTTTACAAGCTATTGGTTTAAACTTTTTATTCTCTATCTTATTTAAAGCAAACGCAAAAAGTGAAACAAAATAATCGAGAGTTTGTAATAGTAAATCAGCGGGCACAGTTTTTCAAAGGTTTTGCAAAGGGATTGATGGTTTTTACCGAAAATTTCAATGAAGCAAAACCTTTGACAAACATTGAGTGTTTGCCAATGGTAAAACGTTCTTTTCCAAAGGACACTATAGAAATTTTATATATAGATTAGTTGTTATATGTTGAAACAATTCTGAAATTCTCAGTATTATATACATAACAAACAAGTTCTTTAATTATTGAAATTTTGCTCGGGTGATGGAATCGGTAGACATGCCAGACTTAAAATCTTGTGGGCCTTGTGCCCGTGCGGGTTCGACTCCCGCCCCGAGTACCAAAGAATCTTAGTAGAGGCTGACTCCACCAACTTGGACGTAACGTTCATGCCAGGTTGAAAGCACGCGGTAACGCTGAAATGGTGGTCGAGATTCTTTAATTTATGGTTCGATAGCTCAGTGGATAGAGCAACTGCCTTTAACCGAGGAGCCCTTAGTTGGAAACATATAAGGTGTAAATTGTCAAATTCGGGGAAGCCTTTAAAATGGTAATCCCGAGCCAAGCCTAGAAATAGGAAGGTGTAGAGACTTGACGGCAATCATCTAAATCTATTAGATATGATGAAGAGAAAGTCCAGACCCCAAACATCGAAAGATGGCAACGAAAGTTGTAGTAGGTAAGCTAAGCAGTAGGTCGAAGGTTCGAATCCTTCTCGAATCACGAAGCTCAACAGAAATGTTGAGCTTTTTTACTTTAGAGACATGTTATATCCAATTTCTAGATATATAGAATATGGAAGCAGAATGTAAACATTGTAAACAATTTTTTAATATCGATGATAAACCAAAGGGATGGATGGCAAATCATTCAAGATGGTGTAAATTAAATCCAAAGCGAGCAGAATACGAAGAATTTTTAAAAGAAAGAAGAATGTCATTCTTAAATGAAGATAGTTTAAAGAAAAGAAATTCTAAAATAAAGGAAGCTTGGAAAAATGGATCTTATGAAAATGTTGATTTTGGAATAGGATTTAGAGGAAAAGAACATACTGATGAGGCCAAATCTAAGATTAGCGAAGCTGCATTAAATTCAAATCATAGAAGACTTAGAAAGAATCCAATCACTTATAACGGAATTCTTTTAGATAGTACATGGGAATATGAATTGGCAAAAAGACTCGATTCATTAAAAATTGATTGGATAAGGCCTGAACCTTTAAAATGGACAGATGAAAATGGTGTTCAGCATAACTATTTTCCAGATTTCTACTTACCAGCGCATAACCTATATTTAGATCCTAAAAATCCACATGCATATAAAGTTCAAGAGTCTAAAATAAACATACTAAATCAGCTTTATAATATTAAATGGATTTTAAGTCTTAAAGACTGTATTAATTTCAATATTGCTTAATTTGAAACCTTTTGTAAGCTATTAATATAATGTCTAAATACATTTATGAAAGCTTTACAACTTTATTACTTAATTGCAACATTATATTGCATGTTCTTTGTAATTAAGAAAAATTTAAAACAAGGTCAAGACACTGTAATTGGAGTAACTCCAGCCCTAGACATGATAATGGTTCTAGTTATTGGATGGGCATTAGCTCCAATTGATTTAGTATTACGTATTAGAACTTTATTAGAAGGTAAACATGATGAAATTTAAAATTCTTTTATTGGCATTTTTATTGGGTTTAAGTACACAGTGCTTATCTCAAACTAAAATGTATCCAGAATTAGATTCAGTTGGAGTTGTATCTCAGGTGGATTCTGTAAACATTAAAATTGAGCACATCCATGATGAACTAACTACTTATGGAAAAGGACAAGCTCTTGCCAATAAGATTTCAGCGATTTCAGTAATTGCTGTACTCGGAGGAACTTTAGCCGGGATTCCAGCAGCACCATTATTGGTATTCACCTCTCTGTGCGATTTAACCACTATACTTATTAGTAATAAAGCTAATAAAAAATTATCCGATAAATGAGAATAGGAATTACATGTAGTACCTTTGACTTGCTCCATGCGGGTCATGTCATTATGCTAGAAGAATGTAAGCAGCATTGTGACTTTTTAATCTGTGCTTTACAGACAGATCCAACCATTGATAGACCCACCAAGAACAAGCCAGTTCAATCCTTAGTTGAACGTTATATTCAACTTAATGCAGTTAAGTGGGTTGACCAGATCATCCCCTATTCAACCGAAGAAGAGTTGAAACAGATCTTTAAAGCTTTACCAATCAATGTTAGAATTATTGGTGAAGATTACGTAGGTAAAGATTTTACGGCCAAAGATATTTGTGGAAACAGAGGTATTGAGATTGTGTATAATAAAAGAGAACATGACTTCTCATCAACTGAATTAAGACAGCGCATCAATGCAGCCGAAGAGAAAAAAGCCTAACGTAAAAAAGATCGTCAAGGAATGGAATGACGCTACAACTTCTGAAATCTGGGAAGGTGTTCGCGATAATTTCATTTTTGGCTTTTTAGGAGCAATCTTAGTTGTGTTTATTTCAACCAGAATTGATTTAGCAGTTTTAATAGGTTATTTGACCTACTATTCATACATGGGTAGAATAGTTAATAGACCAAAATACGTAACTGATTTAGGTCGTTTAATAGTGTTTCCAATTCCTTCAGCGATAGGAGCATTCACTGGATATAAATTATCGCTGACATTAATAACATATTTACAAACGTTATGAGAGTTTTAGCAGGAATTGTTGCATTCACATTCGGTATCTTGATGACGCCTATCATTGCAACGTTAATAACAATAAATGTATTACTATATAAAAATGAAGAAATTAACCTGTAAAATATTAGGACATAAATACAAATATAATTTTGGTTGGATGCCAAGCAAATGTGAATGTAGAAGATGTGGCCAGAAATGGAAATCAGTTAAAAACCCCAACTATGTTCCCGGAGAATCAAATCCTCTAAGTGAAGATTTATACATCTGGGTGGAAAACAACGACTAAAATGAACAACGTTAGCCTTAATGATGTAGAAGAAGTAGAGAAAAGATTAGGTGTTTCTCTAACTAGAGAACAAAGACAACATATCTTAGAACAATACAATAGAGTTGTGATGGATAAAGCACAAAGCTGGGATGTTATTCTTCAAGATTTAATATTAGATTTAAAACCGATTATTAACACAAATTGGGACGATGAGCCCGACTTAATGTCATAAGCATGAACAATATAGAGCACGACTATTTAAAATTATTAAAAGACATTCTTGATAATGGTGTTGAGAAACAGGATAGAACTGGAACAGGAACCGTTTCAGTTTTTGGGCGTCAAATACGACACAACATGAAGTTAGGTTTTCCATTATTGACTACAAAAAAAATGGCATGGAAAGCAATGGTTGTAGAATTAATGTGGTTTTTGAGAGGAGATACAAATATCAAATATTTAGTTGATAACGGCTGTAACATTTGGAATGGTGATGCTTATAAGAAATATAAACAATATGCATCTAATTTAGAAGAACCAGATATGAATGTTCATGTTGAAGATCTTAAAGAGTCTAAGATTCGCGTTATGACTGAAGCTGAATTTGTAGATGCTATCAAAACCTGGCCAGAATTTGCAAAAGAGTGGGGTGAATTGGGACCAATTTATGGTGCTCAATGGAGAAATTGGGAAGGATTAAATTCAAACACCGACCAAATCCAAACCCTAATAAATGACCTTAAGAACAATCCAGATTCTAGGCGCTTAATGGTTAATGCATGGAACGTTGGAGAAATTGATAACATGACACTTCCACCTTGTCACTATGGATTTCAAGTTTGGACAAGAGAATTGAGTAAAGGAGAAAGAATGGATTATTGGTTTAAAAATAATAAACCAAATAGAGATGTTTGCGATTCAGTGGATGAATCTTCAGAAGAGGAGCAGCGTAAGTATTTTGATGGTGCAAATGTCCCTACACGAGCAATCTCTTTAATGTGGAATCAACGTTCAGTAGATACATTTTTAGGATTACCATTCAATATTGCTTCTTACGCTTTATTGTTAGAAATGATTGCGGATGAAGTCAATATGATTCCAGAAGAATTGATCGGTAATTTAGGAGATACTCATCTCTACTTAAATCATATAGAACAGGCAAGAGAACAATTGAATAGAGAACCAATGAAATTACCAACTGTTCATGTCAGAGATGGAATCTATTGTAGCTCATTAAATGATGTTATTTTAGAGAATTACGAATCACATCCAGCCATTAAAGCACCTTTAAGTAATTAATATGATAGAGATTTTAGGATATATTGCAACCTTTATGGTGGGTCTTTCTTTTATGATGAAAGACATGACTACATTACGAATTGTAAACGCGTTAGGATGTTTATTATGGATCTGTTATGGTGTGTCGATTGATAGTATGCCTGTAATTATAACAAACGTAGGTATTTTTGGAATTCATTTTAGTAAACTTTTAAAAGAGAAATACATAAAACATGAAGAACATTAAACATGTTTATGTTTGTGGAACCTCCTTTACAGCCGGTGCTGGATTCGAAGATATAAATCCAGCAAGAGCTATCATGCAAAAATACATGTCTGAAACAATCCCACAAAAAATGGAGGATTGTAATTGGCCAGGACTATTGAGTAAAGAAATAGACGCAAAAGTTTATAACTTTGCAGTTAATGGTGCAGGTGTTGACTATTTAATTAGAAAAACTTTAGAGTGGATCGAACAAAATCCAACAAAAGTTAAAGACACTTTATTCTTATTAGAAGTTTCTAATTATGGTAGAATGGAGGTGTGGGATTCTGAATTACAACGATACATTATTTGCAATTGGGATTATAATGTTAGAAAGGATGGATTTTGTCCAACACTGCACAGTGGAGAACACTGGAATCCAAATAACGATTTTGAATCAAAGATCCATGCAAAACATGATGTCATGGAAACGTGGTTGAATTTGTTTTGTGACCCGATTAAGGAAACAGAAGTTTTAGGGAATAGACTATTTAATTTTATTTGTAGGCTTAAATATCTAGAAATAGAATTCAAATTATTTGGGGAACCATTTATTGATTTGTCTTTACGACAAGATCCTTTAATTACTGAAAATACAATGCAGTTATTCAATAGAAGTGGAGATACTTGTTGTATTTATGAGTTCTTGTTGGACAATAAATTACAAATAAAGAATTTAACTAAGGGGGAAGTAGATGATTTTCATGCAACTTTAGAAGGCAATAAAATAATATCAAATACATATAGAGAATATTTAAGTTCAAGATATAATTTTATAAAATAAATTTATGTAATGAAAACCCCGTTTTGCTTAATAAATTGGCACCATTGGAAATATAAAAAAGAAAAACACCAAGTCACCAATCATCCCAACAATCGAACACATATTTATATTAATATTAGAGAATGTTCATGCTGTGGTAAAAGACAGCATCACATGATGCCAATGATAAATGGCCACATGAAAAATTGGAAAGACTGTGATTTTAATCGCGATGCAATAATACCATTAACTCCAATTGAAATTTAAAACTTACATATTGTCCCTTGTAAAAGATTATGAAAGAAGAAAATGGATGAATTCCATTAAATCTAAAATTGGCTTAGATTTTGAATTCTTTGACGCGTTTACTCCAAATAGGTTAACGCCTAATATAAAATCTTTTTTCAATGCAACTGATTTCCACGAATGGGATATTAACGAAGAAGCTGTAATGGCAACCTTTATAAGCCATGTAATCTTATTAAAAATTGCAGCTAGAACTAATGAAAATGTTCTGATTCTAGAGGATGACATTGATATAGTTAAGCAAATAGATTGGAATGAAATTGATTTTGATTTTGATCTATGGAATTTAACGGGTAAAGATGTTGCATGTTTTGCATACATGGTAACACCTGAAGGTGCAAAGAAAATTCTACACTATTTAAATACACATACTGTAACACAGGCCTATGATTGGGAATTGTCAAAATTACCAATTGAATTTAAAATCAAAAAAGAGGCTGAACCTATTTTTATGCAGGTAGAACATCGCTTTATTTCAAACATAGCTCCAAATGGATATGAAAGACGTTAGAATAGTTAGAGCCTTTTGGGGTACTGATTTTTCTGAAGTACCAAAAAAACCACAATTCAATGAGTTGGTGTATGTATTTGGTAAAGAAAACCAAGCTAAATTTGAGAAAATGGGTTATGAAACTGAAATTATAAGTTTAGATCCATTTGGCGGTGAAGCAGAAATCAATAAATTTTTAAATAAACTAAAGGTAATTTATAGAGCATGCCAAGATTTTAAAAGATTTATATTATTAGACTGGGACATGAAACTGATTAAACCCCTAGATGATGCCTTTTATGAATCGCTGATAGACAAAAGAATTTTAATGCCTACATATTCATATCCAATAGAATACTTGAAGCTAAAAAATAAGCTAGATGGGCATGCAGCAATGTGGACCAATAATCTTATTCCTTTAATTAAAAAATGGAGTTGGCGATTAGGAAATGAGCTAATCATACCAAACGCAGGTTTTATTTACGTTAATGAATCTACATTTGGTAAAGATCTATTTAAAATAGTTGAAGATAAGGGTATCAATGCAAATGTTGAAGAATTGGCATTCTTCTTATACACAAATTGTAGCTTAGATGAATATATTGAAGAATACGAACCAGCAGTTTGTTTTGGTAGGCCTATTGACAATCGATTCATTTTAGGAAATATAGATCGCCACGCTGAAACAAATCTACATAATCATATAAAATCTTTAATTGAGAAGGATGAATACTTCTTACATTTATAATAAACATTATGGAAAAAACACCATTACAAAGACACTTAGAAGAAACTCCAGATAAACCTATCATTGGTTTAAAATTAAAGGATTTAAAAATGTGGTTACAGCATTTACCAAATGAATTTTTAGAATATCCTTTATTAGTAGCTCAACAAGGAGTTACCGTAACCGATTTAATTATTTATGATAAACAATATGTAATTAGAGGTTTTGACGTAGATACAGTTGATAAGCAAATTTTATTTTTACATGCAATCGACGATTATGACAAAATTATTACAGTAGACACAACCCCAGCAAATGAATAGAAGACCTACGCTTGCTTTCGCAACGATGTGTAAAAATGAAGAGCACATCATTGGCACTGTATTGAACGCAGTTGCACCGTATATTGATTATCTTGTAGTAGCTGATAATGGCTCAACTGATAGAACTTTAGAAATTGTTCAAGAATTTATGGATCGTACTGGGATTCCAGGAGAGATTCACAGAGATGAATGGTTTGGTTTTGATAAGAACAAGAATTTAATGATGGAATATGTGTTTGGTAAGACAGATTACGTATTACACTTAGATGCTGACGATATTTTAACGGGTGATTTTAGCTTTGAAGCTGAAGACGCGGGTCAAGACACGTATTTCATGACAATGAAACGTGGTAATTCAACATGGAAAGCAACAGTTATCTATAACAATCGCCTTCGTTGGAAATTCTGCGGTACTGCACACACTATCATTAAATGTTTAGATAAGCCTAATTATTCAACTGGAGACCTATGGGATCGTGGTTACGTAATTGCAGATGGTGTAGGTTCAAGAGCGTTTGATCCAAAGAAGTATTTCTATGATGCAGAGCGTTTAGAGAAACAATTCTTTGACACATTGTATGAAGATCCAGATGGCCTAAATCATCGTTCAGTTTTCTATTGTGCACAGAGTTATATGGATTACGGCATGATCGAAGAAGGCTTGAAATGGAATTCATTATATCTTAAATTAAAAGATACTTGGATTGAAGAAAGATTTGAAGCACAGATGCGTGTTGCAAGATGCTTAAGCTATTTAAATTATCCAGTTGATCGCGTAGTAGAAGAAATGGATAAAGCTATTGCTATTTTTTCAGATAGAGCAGAACCTTATAGTTTTATTGGAGAATATTTAAATACTAAAGGTCTGCATGATAAAGCTTATGATTATTTGTCAAAGGGTAAACAATGCTCATTATTAAATGCAAAGGAAAAGTACATTCTGTTTATTCAAGATCATCAGTATGAAATTGGCTTTAATGATGAATTAGCAGTGGCATGCTTTTGGACTGGGAGATATGAAGAGGGTCTTACGTTAGTTAAAGAAATTGTAGATTTACCAGAATTTGCAAATCATAGACCAAGGTTATTAGATAACATTCAGCATTTTGAAAATGCTTTAAAACAAGAACAAACTGCGTGATAAAAACTGATGTTTTAATTATCGGTGGTGGTATCACAGGCTTATCCACTGCAGCTTTCTTAGATAGAGATTATCTGATATTAGAGGCTAGTGATGAGGTTGGAGGTTATTGCAAGACAACCATACGAGGAGAGTTTGTGTGGGATCACAGTGGACACTTTTTTCATTTTAGAAATCCAGAAATTAAAGATTGGATTATGGAAAAAATGGAATCTAAAATGGTTTCCGTTAGAAAAATAACTGACATTCATTATAAGAATCGTATAATTGACTTTCCATTTCAGCACAATATTCATCAACTTCCAAAGGAAGAAATGATACAGTGCTTAAAGGACGCATACTTGGCATCTCTAAATAATGCAAACACAACTAGTTTTAAAAATTGGATTAAGAGTACCGTTGGCGACGCAATCTGTGAAAAGTTTTTAATACCGTATAATGAAAAATTGTACGCATGCGATTTAGACAGATTGGACCATGAAGCAATGGGCAGATTCTTCCCAGCTTCAATCAATTTTGTAGACTTATTAGATAAAATTTCAAATAATGTACAATCAAATTCATACAACGATTATTTTATCTACCCAACAGGTGGCAGCATTGAATTTGTAAACTCAATTACCAGAAGACTAGATCCAGATAAAATTTATCTTAACACTACGGTTTTAAGCATTGACGTTAAACAAAAGATAGCTTACACAACTGGCGGTGAATACCACTTTAATGAATTAGTGAGCACTCTTCCGTTCAATAAACTATTAGAATTATCTGAGATTCATTGGCCTACATATATTGCGAATTATAGAAAAGAATCCCTATCTGCCAATAAAGTAAAGGTATTTAACCTGGGATTCGATAAAGGTACAGAAATCAAAACACATTGGAGATATTTTCCAGGAGATGAAGTTTTTTATAGAGTTGGATTCTATAACAATATTTTAGATACAAATAAGATGAGCCTTTATGTTGAAATAGGGGCTGACGGTGACAGTCCACTCGAAGACCATAAGATTATATTAGAGCAGGTTATTAATGACCTGAAGAAGACCGGAATCATCACAGATCAACAACTAATTGAGTATCAATACCTTGAAATGAACCCTGCTTACGTGCATATTACTAAGGAAAGTAATCGTATTTACGAAGAGTGGTGTAAGTTGTATAATCCATTAGGAATCAATTCGATAGGAAGATATGGATCTTGGACTTATTGTTCAATTGAGGATAATATCATACAGGCTAAAAATTTATCAAAAAAATTAGCCAAATAATTTTTTTATTTCGGGAATTATAGTTATATTTACTCATATTTAAAAACTATCATTATGAATAAATTAAAAAGAATGTATCTGAAGGGTTTGGTAGCTTATAAGAATAAGCGAACTCCTAAGTTAGATGAAGAGCAGCAATTAATTTATGACATTGTTCATAAAATGTGCTTGAACAGTGAAACTAAATTGGTAATGATGCCAAGTAATGTTGATGGAATGTACTATTTAGAAGATAAACAGCGTGAATATTTTGCAGTTTTAACGGACAATGCTATCAAAATTACAAATCATAATTTCTATATTGTTCGTCATTACAGTGATAAAACAATGTTGCCTTTAATTAGACGAGTTCGTCACCGTATTGATCGAGACAGAGTTACAATGGAGAAAGAAATCTTTAAAAATGAATTAAATCTCTTAAAAAAGATCTCAGTTTCTCTAGAAAAATAGATTGAAACATTTAGCGCATATATAGTATAAGAGGATATAGTTAGTATCCTCTTTTTAATTTTAATACATGGAAATAAACAAAGAATTTAAAGTCGGTATTGTAGGCCAAGGTTTTGTTGGCTCTGCTGTAAAAGCCGGATTCGAACACGTAACAACTGTCTTAACGTACGACAAGTTTCAAACTCAAAAAAGTAATTCAACTTTAGAAAATCTAGTTGAAAATTGTGAAATCATTTTCGTGTGCATTCCAACCCCGATGGTTCTAGAAACTGGAGAATCTTATACTGGCTTCGTGGAAGAGGTTGTTGTGGGTGTCGAAGAAATTGTACGAGAATTACATCGTGAAAAAAGAATCACACACAAACCCATCTTAGTTGTTAAATCTACAATTCCACCTGGGACTTCTGAAAGATTAAACAGTAGAATGTTATTAAGCAATATTGCCTTTAATCCAGAATTTTTAACAGAAGCAAATGCAATCAACGATTTTATGTTCCAAGATAGAATTGTATTGGGCGCGACAGACTATCAAGATATTTCAAAATTAGTAGAACTTTATAAATATGCATTCCCTAACGCAACTATTTTTGAAACTACGGCCACAAACGCTGAGATGATTAAGTATGTTGCGAACTGCTTTTTATCAGTGAAGGTTAGTTTTGCAAATGAAATGTATGATTTATGCCAATCGGTAGGTGCTGATTATGATGAGGTTATTAATGGTGCAAAATTAGACAAAAGATTAGGCGCTTCACATTGGCAAGTACCTGGTCCCGATGGTGACAGAGGCTTCGGAGGACACTGCTTTCCAAAGGACATGGAAGCATTAAAGTTTGTAGCAAGAGATGCTGGAATTAACCTGAATGTCGTAGAAGCAGCTGTTAAGACTAACAATAGAATTAGAAAGAACAGAGACTGGGAACAACAAGTTGGTAGAGCTGTAATATCATCAAAAATAGAAAAAATATAATGAAAAAAGTATTAGTGACAGGCGGAGCTGGATTTGTAGGCTCTAATCTAATTAAGTCCTTATTATGGAGAAAAGAGTATGCAGATATTCAAATTACTTCATTAGATAATTATTTCACAGGCAAGGTTGAAAATCACGTAGATGACCCTAGAGTTAAATATGTGTTTGGCGCTTCATGGGAAGTTGAAGATCTTTTCAGAGATGAGGAGTTTGATACAGTATTCCATTTTGGAGAATATTCCAGAATTGTTAAATCATTCGATGACGTAGAATACGTATCTGAAACCATCCTATTTGGAACCCCTAAGGTTTTACAAATGTGTCGTAAATGGGGTGCTAAATTAATCTACTCGGCGAGTTCATCTAAATTTGGTAATGAAGGCCGCGATGAGAATCTTTCTCCATATTCATGGATGAAGGCAAAGATGGTGGAATTGGTAAAGAACTATGCAGAATGGTATGGTTTAAAATACGAGATCTGCTATTTCTTTAACGTATATGGTCCAGGTCAAATTACAGAAGGAGATTATGCAACCGTAGTTGGAATCTTTGAAAGACAATTTAGAGCAGGAGAACCTTTGACCGTTGTAACACCAGGAACACAGAGCCGAGATTTTACGCATATTTATGATGTGATTGATGGTGTTGTTGCTGCTGCAAAATCTAATTTACAAGGAGAATGGCATCTAAGAAGCGGCATTAATGTTCCTATTAAAGAAGTTGCAGAGATGTTTGGCTCAGAATGGAAATTAATTCCAGAACGAAAGGGAGAAAGATTTACAAGTCATGAATTTGAGTCAGACACAGAAGCTCGCTTAAATTGGAAGCCAGCACATAGTTTGAAACAATGGATTGATCAGATCATAGAATCTACACCAGATAGAAAACAATTTAAACCAGCATAAAAAAATGAAGATTGTAATTGTAGGAAAAGCGGCATCGGGTAAAGATTATTTACGCAAAAGAATGATGCAACAAGGAGCTAAATACGGTGTAAGTTACACAACAAGACCTCCTAGAGTTAAAGATGGCGAGGTGCATGGAGTTGACTATTTATTTACAACCGAGGAAGATTTCTTAGCTAGAGTTGAGAGAGGAGAAATGATTGAATACCAACAATTTAATGGGTGGTATTACGGTATGACAAAAGAAGTCTTTGACGCATGCGAAGTAATGATTTTAAACGTAGAAGGACTTGCAATGTTATCTCCAGAGATCAGAAAACAATGTTTTGTAATCTTTATTGATATTGACCAGGAGACTAGAATTGAAAGATTAGGAGCTCGCCAAGACGTAGATGATTTAAAGTGGAGAAGATTAGAAGCAGACGAAAAACAGTTCGAAGGATTTACGGATTACGACATGCGAATTACAGATCCAAATTTCTAAAAAATATTATATAGAATGTACATTATGGTAATTGGAGTTCCATAATGTCAGATATATACATCAAACAAAAAATATTTTATAAAATATGGCAGGTACAGTTTTTACACCAGGAACTTCAAATATATCATTAGGTGGATTTGGTTCTAGCAGTGCATACACAAGAGCAACACAATATAGATACCCTAGAGTTTCATCTAATATTTCAGTAGGTGGTCATTACTATGGAAAGACATTCTACGCGTTACAAACGGCTGGAATTAATAATAGAAACGTATTAGGTACATGTTCTATTGTTGTAGATTGGGGAGCTTCAGTTACATGGTCTCTTAGCGCAAACTTTACTTCAGCTAACCAAGCTACCGGTGGTACACCTGTTGCAGCTGACGGTTATAGAGTTTATATGGACTCAGCTACTTCACCAAGCTGCAGAATTTATATTGGTACATCTCTATATGCAGCTTCTTTCCAAGGTTGGTTTAGTAATCCATCCTTTGCAGGAGGTGCATTACAATCAACTGCAAATCCATACACATGGTCTGGAAATACAGGAGTTACTCAATTATATTGTGGTTGGAGTTAATTAAAGGAATTATTATCATTTAAAACAAAATATATGGGATTTTTAATTAAAAAAAGCTATAAAAGAAATAGCGAACCGTTAGAGTCTTTTTATTGTAGAATAGAAATGACTGTAACGGACCGATTAGCCGGAACTTCGTATGCATTAGTGCAATATTATAGAGATGCTGAGGCCGCTAAAGGATATACTAACAAATATTCTAGAGAATCACATGGACCTGACTTATCTCACATTCCAGCTGACTCTTTTCCTTTGATTGTAGACGAACAGGCTGAAATCGGAGGAGAACAATTTAAACTTGAAGATCTATTTACGGATTTTAGAGTTACATGTCATGGTTTCTATTTTCCGGTAGGAGAAATGATTAAAGAAGAAAGACATGAATTTGAAGAAGTTGAAGTTGAAATTGAACAAAAATACGTTGATTTCGATGACGATGGTAATCCAGTAGAAAAGATTAAAAAGATTCCTTCAACTGAAAAAAGAATTGTTAGCACTGAAATCGTAGAAAGATGCATTGCTAATACTCAACATCCAGAATTTCAGCAAAATCCATACAAATGGTTGTATGTTAGATTAAAACCTGAATTAGAGAAAATCTTTGGTGAAGGTTCTGTTGAAGACATGATCTAATCATTAAATTCTTAAAAGAAAGGGTTCCCACAAGGAACCCTTTTTTATTTAAAAATAATTGCCCAAATATTTTTTTATATCGCGGGAATTGGTTATATTTACCTATAACAATTAGAAAAGATGAAACAAATTTTATACGTAGATTTAGATGGAGTAATGGTAGACCTTGAAAGTCATGCTATTAAAAGACATGGCCCAGATGCAGTTAAACACTTAGGCAGATTAACTTCTGTTGATAAACAGTTATTTGAGGATCCTGAACCTATTCCAGGTGCGATCGAGGCCATTAAAATCTTATCGGAGAAGTACGATATATTTTTCTTAAGCACTGCACCATGGTCAAACGCAGAGTCCTGGAGCTCTAAACGTAGATGGGTACAAAAACACTTAGGTAAATTAGCACATAAGCGTTTAATCTTAAGTCACCGAAAAGATCTATTAATGGGAGACTTCTTAATCGATGATAGACCAAATAACGGTGCTGCAGAATTTAAAGGAGAATGGATTCAGTTTGGACAACCTGGCGTTGAGAATTGGGATAAAATTCTTGAATATTTAAGCGATACTCAAAAACTATTTTAAAGTTACGGGTATAAGTTTAAAGAGTCCGACTAGTATAGAGGTTATTATAACGGTCTCTAAAACCGAGGAGAAGGGTTCGATTCCCTTGTTGGACACAAAAATAAAAAGATATATAATTTTTTAACACTTAAATGAAACTAACTTTTATGTAAGTGTATAACATAAAAATAAAACTAAAATCATGAAAAAGTACTAGATTAATGTTGATTTTATTTTATGGTTCGCTAGAGCTGGTCCTACTTAAAAAGTAAACCAGAAACTAGAAAAAAATAAACCAATAAAATAAAATATAACAACATGAAAAAGCAAGAAAAAGCAATCGCACTTAAAACAATGGCAATTAAAGCCAGATTAGCAAATATTATCAGAACTACATTATTTGAATACTCTGAATCTGAATTCCAAATAAAGTATAAAGGTAAAAAGCGATTAACAGAAGAAGATAAGTTAAGAATATTTGATGAAATCTTTAAACACAACACAGAAATGCATGCAGAATTAAACGCATACAAATCTAAAAGAAAGTTTAAAAATCAGGTAGAAAAACTTAGAGAAGAAAAAAGATTGAAAAAAGTTTCATAAAAATGTGAAACTTTAAAAAGTAATAGATATATAAGAAACAAATTAAATAAACAAACAATGCAACTACAAGGGCTACATATTACGATGAATTGCGCGAAGGGCTATTGGTTCAATCAACCGATAGTGTTTAGTGACAATCTCAAGGGCTCTGATAAAAGTTAAGTATTGACAATATATTTACAACTGAAAGAGCCCGATTTTATCGGGCTTTTTTCGTTATAACAACTAGATGTAGAGGAGTCAGGTCTATCTCGCTTACCTTGGACGTAAGAGCACGCAGGTTCAAATCCTGCCATCTAGACAAAAGAATAGTTCTTTGACATATTGGTAAAGTTGCCCGGGTGATGGAATGGTAGACATAACGGTCTTAGAAACCGTGGTCGCAAGACGTGAGAGTTCGAGTCTCTCCCTGGGTACAAAAAAAGTACGAGTTGGTCGTGGAGGCCAGCAGGTCTGCAAAATCTGCGGAGTCAGTTCGATTCTGACCTTGTACTCTATTGGGTCTTTGGTATAGCTGGTGCGTACGCTAGTCTGAAGAACTAGAGGAACAGGTTCGATTCCTGTAGGACCCACTAAAAATAAATCAAAGTTATGGCAAACATTATTAAAATACCTTTATTAGGTATAGAAACTGTCACTGATGAAAATTCAATAGAAGATATTATTAAAGCAGTTTCAGAAGCATCCGTGTGTTTTTGTATACAAGCTGAAAAACACGGATTGGGAATAGAAAAAGAAATTGAATTAATAAATGAAAATAATTGCTAAAATATTTTTTTTATTCGGGAATTATTGTTAGATTTACATATCAAATTAAACAAGAGAGTTCTTTGACATATTGGTAACACAAGCAGATATCGTATAACGGTTATTACTCTAGCCTTCCAAGCCTGAGATCTCGGTTCGATTCCGGGTATCTGCTCAAAAAAATGTAGATGATAGAAGCATTAAGCGAAGTATAGTAACTTATGTTAGCCTTACCCAGAGCATGAATGGCACATAAATATTAGAGAGCATTTAGCATATCTAACGATGCAACATTTTTTATAATCATGAGTCCATTGGTTGGAAGCACCTCCCCAAGGTTGAGTTGAAATAGACTCTTTATGGCAAAGCTGAAATTGGTTCGAATCCAATCATGATTGCAAAGAGAAAAGCAGAAAGTTAATGACTGCGGCGATTAGCTCAATGGTGAGAGCACCGGCAGAAGCCGGAGGTTACAGGTTCGAATCCTGTATTGTCGTAGTAAGAAACTGGAAGCAGTAAAAGAAGCAGTATAGTAGTAACTGGACATCTATATGAGTTGCAAATCATTAAGCTGGTAAAGTTAAGTCTTACATGGATTCGCGGTCTTAGGTAAGACGTTTCTTTTACACTCTTTATTAGTTTATAGGTCGTACTGTCCTTGAGTTCTATTCAAAAACTCTAAAAAAGGCAAGACTTCGTGGCCAAATTGGTAAGGCTCCTAACTTTTAATTAGGAAATTGGTGGTTCGAGCCCACCCGGAGTCACAATATGATTGTACTCGTGTAGGGAAACACGGCCCACCGGTAAATTGGGTGCTTTTATAAGCTAGGTTAATTTAAAGATGATGAAAGTGTCGCGAGTTAGTAATCATCATGGTTCGAATCCCCT